ATGTCGACTTCACAGATTGAACAGCCACTCGCACTACTTACCCCGGCCCAACTGGCCGAACGGTTCGGAATGACTACCGGCAACCTGGCCCAAATGCGATACAGGGGCAACGGCCCGCGGTTCATCAAGCTTGGCGGTAAGCAAGTTCGCTACCGGGAATCCGATATTCAGGCGTGGCTCGACCAGCAGACCCGCGATCGAACCTAACCACGAGGGGAGCAGAACAATGAGTGGCACATTCAAACGCGGTGATCTTGTGGCCCACCGGCTGTGCACTGGCACCGTCCAGAGCGGTACGAAGAGCGCGTTGCGCGTCCGGTGGGATGACAGCGGCCTGACAGTTCCCGCAGATCCGCAGGAGCTAGTGCACGCAACTGAACAGAAAGAGGGCCGCAGCACTCTCGCCAAAGAATCCGCTACGGCCCTGACCGACAATCCATCAGAAAAGGAATCAGTCATGAATAACCATAACGGCCAAGCCGAGTTTTCCGAGGATGAACTGCACGCCGAGGTAATCAGGCGGGGCGCGACGCTGGACACGACGGTTCAAGAACTGTGCTTGTGGGCCATCGACCTCAACCTTGCCCCGTCTGTAGTGCTGGCCGCTTATGAAGCCGTCGTGCTTGGAGAGCAGGGCGGTAACCGTGCGTAGCGTTCTCCGGTTGACGGCCCGAACCGTGTTCCTGATCGTTGTCATGGCCGCGCTGATCGTTGCCCAGCAGGTTATCGCACAGGCGTTAGGGGCGCCGAGTGAATTCATCTAACCAGCCTGACCAGGCCGCGGCACCTGACCCCCTAGAGCACATGGAAGGCGCGCATATTGTCGTGGTCGAAGTGGGGCAACATGACCCGCCCCGCTACCGTCGCCGTGTGTTCCTGTCGCTGGCCCCCGCAGAACGGGCCGTGCAGCGAGCAACCGCCGAAGGTCGACGCGCCACCATGGCGCTCTACAAACTCACCAAAGCCGACAACACCTAAACACATTTGACCCGCACCAAATCTATGGGGCACACCATCAAAACGCAGAAACATGAAAGGGGGTGAGCGCATGAGCTACAACGACCGAGTCACTCTCAGCACTCAGCGGTTGAACCCTGACCATGTGTTCGGCCCCCTTGTGCCAGTGGGGCGTTTCGACTGGGAGCGCATTTTGAGTCACTGCATTTTCAAGCCGAACACGGTCAAGCTTGTTGGTTTCGTCATGGCCACATATGCCGACCTCGAAACTGGCGGGCGCGTCTACCCGGGAGACAAGCGCATAAGCGCGGTTGCTTGCATGAGCATCCCCACTGTGAAGCGAACGCGGAGGATTCTCGAAGAAGCCGGATTGCTTCACAAGGTGGCTAATGGCTCTAGTTTTGGACGCGCTGCCAAGGCATCGGAATATCAGCTCACCGCACCCCTGGTCATGGCCGAGCAATACCGCGACGACATGAATGCCGGGGTTTGGTTCGAAGCCGACCGGTGGGAAACCACCGAGCTTTGGAACGTCGCCGCAATGCTCGATCAGGTATCAACAGTGACCCCTGTTTCCGAAGAGCAGGTATCGCCAGTGACCCCTGATAATCCGGCGGATTTCAAGGAACAGGTATCACTCACGAAAGAACAGGTATCAAATTCGCAAGAACAGGGATCACTGGCGACCAGAACAGGTGTCACCAGTGAACCCCCAAGGACTCATAGAAGTACTCATGTACCAATGAATCAGAAAATCAATGAATCATCAGCGGCGTCGTCTCCCAGCGCAAGTTTAGAGGGGCGTATCCCAAATTTTGGTTTGAATGATGAATCTTCAAATCTCACAGAGGAGCAAGAGCGCAACCGACAAGCCGCCGCCCTTCAAAAACTCATGGCCGAAGAGAAACGACAGCAGTCGGCCTAACGGGATTCGACAGCGAACAGGAGGACAAACTCAATGATCGACCCCTACGACCGACGCGCAGTCGTGACCGTGCTTCGCCAAGGCGCCGAGCAGCTCACCAACCTAGGCGGGTCATTGCCCCTCAGTAATGACCTCACCGATCTAGCCAACCATCTCGAACAGGAGGACTGAACAGAATTGGCCGGATACACCTACACCGATGACCAGATTCAAACCTATGAGGAACCCGCGCAGACCGCGCACTATGCCGAACAGGCGCATCACTGGGAACGCCAAGCAGCCTACTGGAAGAACCGGGCACAGTCCGCAGAGCGTCGAATGCTTCAGCACGACTGTCAGGAGGGGCACTAATGCGTAAGACCTTCCGGCCCTACATCGGGCACGTCAAAAGAGACGTTTGGGTCACCCGTGGCGGTGAGCCGGTCGATGGCATCGTGCTTCTCGGATTCCAGGGCGTTGCCGCTCACCTGACGAAGGCCGAAGCCTACCAACTGGCTAACCGGATCGTTGACATGGCCGACGCGCTGCCCGACGCCTTACCGAGCACCCCGAACCGTGCCACCCCACCGGCAGGTGCCCCGACGCCGCTCACAGCGCGCAGGGCGGTACTGCTGGCCGCTGACGGTACGGAAGAGCCACCCCTGCCCACGACCTCCGCAGACTAACCAGTAAGGACAGACAACCATGCCCCAGAAACACGACATCGGCTACCAGAAGCGAATCAAGAACGCCGAAGAAAATGAACGGCGGAAAATCCTAGCAACTCCTCACAGGATCGGGAAAGCCGCCGGGAGGGATTACAAGTGAGCGAACCCATCCCCGGGCCGGGGGCAGTAGGTCGGGTTATCCCGACGCCCTGGCAGTGCCCCGAATGCGGCGGCCCCTGGCTGCGAAACTACGTTTTCCGGCACACCCCGAATCAATGCACGATCCTCCAACGAGAGGACGCGACCCAAGCCGCCGACGCGCAACGGCTGGCCAGCATCAGCAGATACACCCGACCGGCCACCGCCGCAGAGGTTCTGCTACTCAAGCATTTAGCCGGCCCAGCAGCGGCCGCCGACGAAGATCCGCAAACAGTGGTGAGCGGATCACCCGCCCTACGACATCGAGTCATCAACGAATTCGACCCCGACAAGCACACCATCTAAGGACGTGAATCCTTGACCGTTCACACTGACCTGGACGCAGCTAACCAGCACATCGAACGACTACAAAAGGTGCTAGCCACCGAACGTGACAACCGGCGCGACGCCGAAAAGAACATGAAGCACTTCCGGCGCAGGTTCTACGAAATGCGCGACCGCGCCGAACTCTGGGAATCCCGGGCCATCCGGTACTCCAACAGACTCAACACCCACCGAATCAAAAACGCGCCACGAAAGGGTAACTAACCATGAGCACCAACAACGACCAGGACACCACCGCGCAGACCCCCAGCGCCCCGCAGGACACCGAACAGGACACCAACACCCCAGCACCCCACCCCGAGGGCCAGCCGCCCCACAACGAGCCACAGGACGGCGAACAGGACGGCCAGGGCGATCAGCAGCAGGACACCGACCAGCAAGACGATCCGAAGCCCTCACGGGGCAAGGGCAACAGCGAAGCGGCGAAGTACCGCACGCGGCTACGCGAAGCCGAAGCCGAACGCGACCAGCTGCGCCAGCAGTTCGAAGCCGAACGGGAGACCCTCACTAACCAACTCGGAGCCGCACACGATCAGGTGATCGATAACTATCTCACCGCCCAGGGTGTAGAACTCAGCGCCGCCGCGCTGCGCAAATTCGGGCACAACCCCAGCAGCCTGATGAATGACGATTCCACCGTGAGCCGAGAGAAGATGCTCGAAGCGCTCGAAGGGCTCAAATCCAGTGGATTCCAGTTCAAGCACGATAACCACTATCTCGGCTCAGAATTCCGCCACCTCAACGGCGGCGAAGAGTGGTCAATGCTGCATGTGAAAGCTGATCGGGAACTGATGGAACACGTTGCCCGCAAGCGAATGGTCAACGCGCAACGCGCAGCAGCCGGGGCAACCCCATCCACCACCCCCAACGTGGAAAACAGCGCCGAAGCCTGGCGCGACCTACTGCGCGGATAAACAGCAAAACCACCAGCCAGGCCGGTAGAATAAGACTCGGAACTTGTTCTACTGGCCTGGCGCCGTCTCAAGTCCGCAGCTGCCCCCAGGCGGGGCACCGTACACGCCCCAGCGGGGAACACGGATTCAATCACCTTTCATTTCTCACGATTGGATCTAACCAATGACTTTCCTGACCACCACTGCAAGCAATTCCGGCATCCTGCCCAGCGAGCACGCCGAACTTATTACCAAGCCGCTGACCGAACAGGCGCTAGCGTTCAACCCGGCCCTGGCTACCACCCTCACCAGCGAATTCCACGACATCATCCTGCCCAGCATTGAAAAGGACGTTGCCGCCGAATGGGTGCGAGAAGGTGAAGAAATCTCACTCGATTCTCCCACCATGAGCGAAACGACCCTGGCCTTCCACAAGGTCGCAGGACTCACCGCCGTCTCCACCGAAATGGCCGAAGACTCCCAGCCACAGGCCGCGGCAATCGTTGGCCAGTCCATCGCCCGATCCCTGATCAACAAGGTCAACACCGCATTCCTTGGCGACCTCGCGGCACCGGCACCGAAGGGGCTGGAATCCATCACCGAGAACAACGTTGTCGCCCACAGCGGACGCACCACGATCGAGAACCTTGATCCCTTCGCATCCGCTATCAGCCTGTCCATCAGCGGCGGGCACCAGATCACCGGCTGGATCATGAACCCGATGGACGCGCTGACCATCGCCACCCTGAAAGAGTCCGAAGGCTCCAACAAGCGCCTGACCGACTCCATCAGCACCATCGAAGAACTGCCGGTATTCCAGCACCCGGCAGTGCCCAAGGGCACCGCCTGGGGCCTGGACGCATCCGGGGTCTACACCGGACTACGCCAAGACGTCACCATCGTCACCGGCGATCAGGCGTACTTCACCAGCGACCGCCTAGCCATCCGAGCCACGGCACGCATCGGGTTCGCGTTCCCCGACCCGCGAGCAGTAACCCGCATCGAGCTGTACAACACCACGCCGTAACCAACAGCCTGACCGGGGGGCGGGGGTTCGCCACAACAGCGACCCCTCGCCCCTTCCGGCCTAGCGATCTATTTTCAGCAAATCCCGCAGATGGGCACGGCTCAAAACTCTTTTTCCGCACATGCCCCTGCCAACCTCCCCGCGCACCACCGAAAGGGCATACAGGCCGTGGCAACCAGCCGCACCGCCAGCAATCAATGGCGCAACGTCCGCAACTACCACCTGAGACTGGCGCGAGAGCGCGGACAAGAGCACTGCCCGCTATGCTCCAACGCCCTGGACTGGACACACAAGACCTACCCCAACCGCCCCGAAGTCGACCACATTATTCCCGTGGCGCTTGGCGGCACCGAAGCAGCAGACAACCTGAGAGTTATTTGTGCTGGCTGCAATAGACGCATGGGTGCCAAGCTTGGCCGACAAGCTCAACTCGGCAACGTCCACAGACACGCTCCAGCACCAGAGCACAACGACCTCACATCAGGCGCTGGTGAGCCACACGCGGGCGACCGGGAACCCTTCGACCCGGGCGCACCCCTACGCACCAGCAGAGCCTGGTAAAGCCGCACAGCACCCCAGGGGGAGGGAGGTTCGACCGCGCCCCAGATTCGCCCCTCTCGGCTTAGAGTTTTTCCCCCTCCGACTGTTTCCCCATGTCAGCCCGCATATCGCGGTTTTCGGTGATTTGGGTGTTTTGGCCGGTAGAGGTTCGCCGCCCAGTGAGTACCCCCCAAGGGGGTGCGCTCAGCGCCTACCCTTTCGCGTTTGAAACGCGGAAGTCCTGAACTTTACGGGGTCCCGTAAAGTTGGACATTCTGTCAACCACACGGGCAATCGCGCCGATAGTAGGCGTGAGCAATAAGACGGTCTCGCAGGATCGACGCGAGGTGTTACGTGAGGTAACACCTGTTCCAAATGGAATACCTGCCCCGTAGCTTGAGCAGTCCGCAGCCCCTGGCCCTGTCTCTAACCACATCACCGATGAACTTGCTCAGGATGCGGGTACAGGAAAACCCCCGAGCCATGGCACAAACTCGAGGGTTTCCCTGCCACCCTTACGCAGAAAGGGGAGAAAAGGGATAGCACCAGTTTAACGTGGTTCGGTCCGATTTAACAGGCGGGCCACCGCCCGGGAAGGGTGCGTTTTCAAGCCCCACAGCACCGCCTGCGCCGTGAGCACATTTTGAGCACATCCCCTATCAATTTGCCCTTATCTAGGGTGATTGCACGTTACCCAAATGCGCATGATCCCGCACTTTCTCCGCGCTGACTTGGCGCTTTAAAGAGTTCGAATCTCTTACCATCCGCACAGGGAAAAACCCCTTGCCTTCCTTCTTACATGGAATGGCAAGGGGTTTTTGTGTTCCCACGCCCGGGCCGGGCGTGGGCAGCGCCGCCGGCGGCACAAGACCGGGATTGGGTGCTAGTCGTAGTCCGGGCCGGCACCCACGCCGACTTCGGCGCCCTGCTGCGAGCGCCGCAGTGACAGGTGGGAGATCCCCAGCCCGCTCAGGCGTGCCAGCTCGTTGACCACCAGGTGCGCATCTCCCAGCGTGCGCGCCGCCGGGTCTTCCACATCCCCGGACTGCGCGGCAATCGCGGTCCCCCACTGCACGGAGGACAGCTGCAGCCCCAGCACGAAGATGCCGCGGTGCACGGTGCCGTCACCGGCCACCAGCCGGTAGGGCTCACCGACCACGTCGAAGCCCGACCCGGGGATCAGTTCCCCATCCGCGTTCTGCCAGTGGAAGGCCCGGGCCACCCGGTCCCCCAACAGCTGTCGCATCAGCCGGGTGTTGTTCTGCAACACGCGGTTGGCTGGCATCATCGATTCGCACAACAGCCGGGCGGTGTACCCCTCGCTATCCACCCAGGGGGATGAGACGGTGAATTCCCCGGCGAGCGCATCGAATTCAAACCGCGGTTCTGGTCCAGCGAAGGACACGAGTCCGGCACGGGAAAGCGCCAACAGCTGTTCTATGCGTTCCAACGGAGGACCGGAGGCCATTCCCTCCACCAGCGGTTCGAAGCGTCCCTGGATTTCCTCGATCTTCGACTGCTGGTCTATCAGGCCCTGGGCGATCAGGTCCTTGACGACCATCCGTCCGGCGTTCATGGTCAGCACCGCCCAGGAGAGCGGGTCCTGCATGCCGCGCGCACTGCAGTGCGCGTTATGCCGCAGGTACTGGCGCACCGCCTGCTGGTAGTGCTCGTGCGAGGGGAAGCCGATCTCCTCAAAGGGGTGGGCCAGCCCCGGCACATCCAGCCACTGGATCATGGGGAAGCCGGTGATGAAGTCACGCAGCGCAGCCAACCACACCTGGGTGCCCTCGTGGTGTTCGGCGTCCAGGATTTCGGCCACATGGGAGAGGAACTGCTCGGCCGGGATGGGCAGCTGCGCCTCGTGCTCCCGTGCACACTGGCTGTAATAGGCCCAGAGGATGTCCCGATGCAGCAGCGGCCAGATGTCCCGGCTGAACACCAAAGTGGCCTCGGGGTTGTTTCCCCGGGCTTCGGCCACCTGCTGCATCAGCTCCTCGGCCTGCAGGTAATGCAGCGTGATGTCCTCGGGGATGAACCGATCCGTCAAGGGTTTGCCCCAGTAGGGGGTGCCGCGCCGGGAAGCGGCAACCAGTACCGGCTCCTTCCCGGAGGGCAGGTAGTCAAAGCGCTCGCCGGGTACCTGGGAAACCTCACGGAACTGCCCTCCGCGGCCGATCGTCAGTTCGGCCATGGCGTCGAAGAAGTTCAGGCCCATCCCACGCAGCAGTGCGGGCTTGCCGGCGGAGAACTTCGAGTAGTCCACATCCAGCGGGATGCTCGGGCCAATATAGGTGGCCCCGGCCTGTTGGGCCTGCTCTGCCAGCACCTTCTGCTGCGGGTTCAGGTCCGCTGCCTGGTGCCCCAGGGCCAGCACCACCGCATCGGCCCGCAACTCGTGCCGCTGGTCGCTCCCGGGGGTTTCATAGCTCACCCGGTAGGTGGCCTCGCGGGGATCCACCGCCACCACTTCACCGCGGATGAATTCGTAGTCAACATCCGGGTGCCCGGTGAGTACCGCCGCGCACCGGTCGTAGACATGCTCAAGATACCGGCCGTACAGGGCGCGGGTGGGGTAGGTCCCCGATGAGGTGTTCTGCAGTTCGGCTTGCTGCCCCTGGCTCAGGTTGGCACCGTCCCCATGGCGCTGCACGAACTGGGCAAAGCTGAGTCCCGGTTCGCTGTCCTGCCGGTCAGGGGCGACAGTGGGAAAGGAAGCGGGCGTATTCATCCAGAAATTGGGTGACTGGCTTGAGTCCCACACATGCCCAGAGCCTGGCCGGTAGGCATCAAGCACAATGACACGCAGTTGCACAGCCAGCCGGCCGGTGTTGGCCACCATGCTGGCAAGGCGCTCGACCGTGCTGGTGCCGCGGGGGCCGGCGCCAATAATGGCTACTGCGAACGTTGCTTTGGTGTCATCTCGTTGGGTACTCACCCTCCAAGATTATTCTGTTTCCGGCCTAGACTGGGGCACATGGACCGAAGCGCAACCCAGCAACCGCCCGTTGATCACACCGAATCCCTTGACTGGCTTGAGGGAATCCATGACGAGAAGGCCCTTGAATGGGTCCGGAAACAGAACGCCGTCACCGAAGGCGAGCTCTATGACGCCAACTTCGAGGCCACCGCGCAACGGATCCAGCAGGTACTGGACGCCACCGACAAGATCCCCATGGTCACCAAGCGGGGCGAGTACTACTACAACTTCTGGCGGGACGCCGATCACCGCTTGGGCGTATGGCGGCGCACCGACTGGCAGTCCTACCGCAGCTCCAACCCTCGATGGCAGGTGCTGATCGACTTTGACGACTACGCGCGGAATCAGGAACAGGACTGGCATTTCGCCGGCGCACAGCTGCTGCGCCCCGGGGCGGGCGAGCCGTACCGACGCGCCCTGATCCGGATGAGCCCCGATGGCGGGGACCAGGTGATGATCCGGGAATTCGACCTGGCATCCTTGGAGTTCGTGCCGGACGGATTTGAGCTGCCGGTGGCCAAGACCTCGGTCTCCTGGGTGGATGAGGACACCATCTTGGTGGCCAGCGCGACCAACGAACAGGATACGACCCGTTCCACCTACGCCCGCTGCACACGCCGGTTGAAGCGCGGACAGCAGCTGGCGGCGGCCGAGACCATTTTCGAAGTCGACGTGGAACACGTGGGCGGCTGGGCACATTTCGATTCGACACCGGGTTTTGAACGCATTGTCACCACCGACGCCATCGACTTCTACAACTCGGTGACCGGGGTGATTTGGGATGATACCCACCAGATCGTCAAGGTTCCCACCGATGTTCGGGTCCTGTTGCACCGCCAATGGGTGCTTTTCGCGCCACAGACCGACTGGAACCAGCAGGGCACGGTCGTACCGGCCGGAGCATTGGCCATCACCGAACTGTCCAGCTTCCTTGATTCCGGCGATCCGGGCACCCTGGTCTTCACCCCGGATGAGCACACCTCGCTTGAGTCCTTCTCCTTCACGGCAGGCCACCTGCTGATCACGCTCCTGCGGGATGTGGCCAGCGAAGTACAGGTTGTCGACCTGGATTCCGGGTTTGCGAGCAGTACCCTGCCGGTTCAGGGTGACTTCCTCTCCGTGTCGGTCAGCGCCGTGGATGACGAGGATGAGCAGGCCGGTGAGGACTACTGGATGACCGTCACCGGTTTCACCCAGCCCACCACCTTGCTGCGCGGACGAGTTGGCGAGCAGGCCGAGGTCATCAAGCGCTCACCGGAGCGCTTTGATTCCGCCGGATTGAGCGTGACCCAGCATTTCGCGGTATCCGCGGACGGCACCCGGGTGCCGTATTTCCAGGTCGCTGATGAGCAGTTGGTGCTGGACGGAAAGAACCCGGTACTGATGGACGGCTATGGAGGGTTCCAGGTCAGTCTCACCCCGGGCTACAGCCCGTCCCTGGGCACCGCATGGTTGAATCGCCGCACTGCGCAGGGACGCCGCGCCGTGTACGTGTTGACCAACATCCGTGGCGGGGGCGAGTACGGCCCGAAGTGGCACCGTGCGGCCTTGCAGCAGAACCGTCACCGCGCGTATGAAGACTTTGCGGCCATTGCCGAGGACTTGGTGGCACGAAAGGTCACCAGCCGTTCGCACCTTGCCGCAACCGGGCGTTCCAATGGCGGATTGCTCATGGGCAATATGATCACCGGGTACCCCCAGCTCTTCGGCGCCATCTCCTGCGGTGTTCCCCTGCTGGACATGAAGCGCTACACCCGGCTTTCGGCCGGCCACTCCTGGATAGCCGAGTACGGAGACCCGGAGATTCCGGAACAATGGGGATACGTGCGTACCTTCTCACCGCTGCACCGGCTGGATGATCAGCCGCATCCGGCGCAAGACTATCCGAAGTCCCTGATCTGGACGACGACGACCGATGACCGGGTTGGCCCCGTACAGGCACGCAAGATGGCAGCTCGCATGCTGGAGAAGGGGATCTCCTCCACGCGTTACCACGAGCCGGAAGACGGAGGTCATGCCGGTTCCACCGACAATGCGTCTACCGCCCGCATGTTGGCCACCAGCTACGAGTTCCTATGGCGTGCGATACAGTAGCGTGCGGCCGTTTTGTTTCCAGCCAGCAATTTCGATAAGCTTTATTTTGCTGGAAACAGCGGATGGACACGTGCCAGAGCGGCCGAATGGACTTCACTGCTAATGAAGGGTCGGGGTTAAACTCGACCGGGGGTTCAAATCCCCCCGTGTCCGCCAAAAGAAGCCCGGAAACTCAATGAAGTTTCCGGGCTTCCCCCCCATTATCGGCGAAAATCCCCCCAAGGATAGGTAGAGTCGATTACATGGCCAACGTCGAAGCCCGGAAGAACGCCGCCGGGAAAATCACCAGCTACCGCGTCGAGTGGTACGACAAAGGCAAGCGAACACGCATGTCTTTCAAGGCTGAGCACGAAGCCATAAAGTGGAAGCAGCTGCTAGAAGCGGTCGGTGAAGACACCAAAAAAGCCGAACGTGCTTTACTCCGCCAGGTCTCCCAGTCCCCCACTTTTGAGGAAGTTGCACGCGGCCACATCGAACGGCTGATCAACGTCCGCGAATACACGATCAAGCGATACAACGGGTACATCAAGAACCACCTGGAACCGATCGCGCATATCCCCGTCGATCAGGTCACCGAAGATGACATGATCCGGTGGATCAAGTACATGCTGAAAAAAGGGTGCTCCCCCAAAACCATCGCTAACGTTCACGGGTTCATTCATGCCACCATGAACTCGGCTGTTCGTCGCCGCCTTCGCCCAGACAACCCCTGCAACGGGCGGCTGCTGCCTAAGGATGACGCAACCGAAGACAAAGCCATGTTCCTAACCATGCAGCAGATGAACCAGATCATTTCAAGCGCCCCACGATGGCACCGCCCAATGTGGCTACTTTTGATCGGCTCAGGGCTAAGGCTGGGCGAAGCGACTGCACTCACCCCGGCAGACTTTCAGTTGAACGCGGACATCCCGTCCGTACGAATCACCAAAGCCTTCCAAGAGGTAGAGCAGGGTTGGGCTGTGGGCGCCCCTAAGACAAGGAAAGCGCGCCGGACAGTAGCACTAGCACCTTCCACCGTTGAAGCCGTCCGCGAGCGCGTGGTGGCTACCAAGCAGGGTGACCGGGTGTTCAGCATCTCCCCGGAAACGAAGGTATTCCCTCAGCACCGGCAGTGGTTAGACGCTTGGTATGCCGCAATTGAAGCAGCTAAGAATAACGAGGATGATCCGCTGAAGATTGAACGCCGACCACGTATCCACGATATCCGGCACTCCCATGCTTCAATGATGATCGCTGGCGGGATGAATCTATTCGAGCTTGCGGACAGGCTCGGCCATGAGTCGATCACCACGACAACTAAGACATATGGCCACCTTGTACCGGATGCGCATTTCCGTGCCGCCGCCATGGTAGAGGTTGCACTCAATGGCGAATCTAAGAATTCCGGAAGCAACACCGCAGGGGAGATAGAAATTCTAGAGATCAGCACCGACCTGGAGGAGCCGAATGCCTGAATTCTATACGCCCCAAGAAGTAGCTGAGCTGCTGAAGATATCCAGGCAATCGGTACTCAGTAAGATCCGTTCCGGCGAGTGGGAATGTTTGCGAATCTCCGAAAGGACATACCGCTTCTCACAAGAACAATTGGATCGAATTATTTCCCCACCTCAAAAGCCGCAGCGGAGCAACGAGCCAGCATGGAAAGAAGCGCTCAAGAGGATTTCTCCCTAAACGTCAGGGCGACGGTCGCGGCATTGTCGGCCAGTCGTTTCCTAGAAACAACTGGGGTTGAGTCTCGCCCAGGGTGTCGCAGCGCCCGCCTGGGAGCATGGGATGTGCGCGAGTAAGCCGAGCAGACGGCACGCTGACTAGACTTTAGACATGCACACCTCGCCCCCCTCTCGAAAAGCCGTGAAAAGATCGGCTTCGACCATTCGAAAGTTCTACCGCGGCGAGAGCTTCGGCCCAGACTTCGAAGACGCTATAGACACGCTTCTTGCATTCCGAAGCGGCTTCGCCAAGCCCCTAGTTAGCGTCAATGGTTCGTTGCGAGGCTTCTGTTTGACCGATGGCATCTATGCGGACGTGACACAGCGCCTAAAGAAAACGACCACGATTCTAGACAAGCTGACACGTCATCCGCAGCTCGACCTATCTAAGATGCAAGATATCGGAGGTTGTCGCGTAGTCACACAGAATATCGAAGATCTCCGGACAGTAGAAAAACGCATTCGCCGACGGTGGGCAACAACTTTGAAGTTCGAGAGTGACTACATAACAACACCAAGAGAGTCCGGCTATCGGGGATTACATCTAATCGTAGAACGGCACAATCACCTCATAGAGGTGCAGCTGCGAACCCAGCTCATGCACCACTGGGCACTAACTGTCGAGCGCTTCTCGACGGTGGCCGGGCAGAACCTAAAACAGGATGGCAATCATGTGATCCAAGAATTCATGAAGCTACACTCGCGACATGATGCGACCGTCGAGGGGCTAACCAATGAGCCCTTCTCGCCTGACGAACTTGACAAGCTGCGTAGACTTAGACCAGAGGTACTTGCATATCTCGGCGTAGCCTCAAACTGAGGCATTGAAGGGGATACTTATGGCACAAATTCAGCATTTTTTGCTGGTTTTCGACCACTCCAAGGACAAGCTTGTCCAGGTTCTACCTTTCGGTTCAGACACTGCAAAAGCAACCGAGAAGTATGGAGAGCTAGAGCGCAAATATCGTGACTCCATGGCAATAGACATCGTTCTGGTGGGATCCGACTCCTTGGACACTGTTCGCGTCACCCACGCGAATTACTTCGAAGGCATGTCCAAGGTCAGACACGATCTCGCGCATGGTCTTTTGAACATATAAGCGAACGCAATCAAGCCGCCCCACCCTCATAAAAGGGTGGGGCGGTTTTGTTACTACTGCACTTTCGCCCACAAATATGCCCGCTAAGCTTGCATATGTGGAATCTTAGCGTATATAATATTTATGTAAGGCAAACAAGGAAAGGAGGTAGCAACTGTGGGAGACTTCGGAAACCTGCTAACGGGGATAGGAACTCTATTAGTAGGAATCGCGGCACTCATAGCCGCATTCAGGCAGTCCGACAGAGACTAGCTTGAACCGACTCCCAGCCCCGGCAAGGGCTGGGGGTTGGTCTCCCTCCCACTATTGCACACCATCATGAAATTGAAAACGCTAGTAGCCGTGACCGTGGTTATCGCCGTCGTAAGCGTGTTCGTTCCACTGCCGCCACTCGCCCGGCTGCTGTTCGGAGTCGGCGCTCTCGCTTTCGGCATCGCGGCCATCATCACGGCGGTTAGGAAACCCCGAAAGTGACTATCCGTTACTTGACCATCGCGGGCATCGCGACCCGGCTCGGCATCTCCCCCACGTCAGCGAAGAAGTATGCAGACGATGGGCGGTTGCCTGAACCAGACGCGGTGACCGGCGACGGCCCCCGCGCAGTTCGCGGGTGGCTCCCCGAAACCATCGACGCTTGGAACGCCGCCCGGCCAGGCCACGGCGGCAGACCCCGAAAGGCCGATCGTGAAGACTGACCAACTCGCGAACCGTCCACCCCGCCCCATACACTGGCCGTAAACCCTTTGGAGGAACCTGTGAAGAAACTCGTTACTGTTGGCACGCTGGTGGCCGCTCTCGCACTCGCCGGATGCGCGGCAGGACAACCGACTTCTACGACTGCCCCGGCGGCTCACAACCTCGCCACGGTGGGCGAAGAATCCATCACTCCATCTGACCAGCCCACCGTGGAATACTCGGGCGCTACCGATGAACTTACGGCGTGGGTGGAACAGGCACACAAGGAATGGGTGGACTTCTACTTTCAATCTCCCAATGCCAGCTCATACGCCATCTTCGTCGCCACAAGCGACGGTGGCTCGATGTGGGCACGCAACCTCGAGTGGAACGCCCCAGCGCCGGGCGAAATCGTGATTACTGTCAAAGGGAACGGTTGGACAGAAAAAGACCTGAGCATGGTTTCCAGCTATGTCATGGGCGTTCTAGGCGATAACGACCCCTTACTGAAGTCAGTCACTGCCGTTTCCGAAGATGGCAAGACCGTTAGCATGTCCGACCGAAACTCCGAGCACCTTTAGATCGCGAAGTGTGCCTTAAACGAAAAAAGCCCCTACCGACTTGAGCCGGTAGGGGCTTTATTCATGATGAAAATCTACTTCTTTCGGGGCAGTCCGCGCTGGCTGGTGCGCTCACGATTGAGCCAGTGCTGCATACTCAGCGTAAGACCAGCGCCGGGCAGCTTGCCGCCGCTCTTGGTGATTGCGCCGGGATCCCAGAATCCGCCCTTGTTCAAAGCATCGAAGAAGGCGTACCAGGTGTACTTGCCCGCCTGACCATCGACTGCTCGGGTGTACCATCCGCCCTGCTTCATCCACGTCTGCAACGCTTTGACGGACATGCTACCGAAGTTCCCATCGATCACACCCGTATACCAGTACGAGTACTTCAGCCACCGCTGAAGGCACTGTCGCGTGTATTTGCCGAAATCGCCGTCCAGAGCGATGGATGGGTAGAACAGAGGGTTCGAGGGAGAAATCGCCATTTGTGGCTCCGATCTGCCCGTTTCCGGGCGTTGAAAAGCCCTCAGCGGTGTTGCTGAGGGCTGGTGTTTTCCCCGGGTGTTGGCCGGGGTGGTTTATGTGGGGCGCGGGTGGGCTTAGTTGCCGCGAATCAGGTCATCGAACGCGTCACCGTCGGACGCTCCACCGTCAGGTGTGGTGTCGGTGTCGGTGTTGCCGCGTGCGACGAAACCGATTGCGCCACCGATGAAGGTGTAAACGGCAAGCGCAACGGTCAGCGCCACGGGCTGCCCGGCATCGGCAGCAGCGAATCCGACCTGAGTCGCGCCCAGGGCAACGCCGATGAATGCGAAAGCGGCGTACACATGGCGCCGAATCTCTGCGGGGATGAAGTCTTTTACGGTCATTGCTTTGATCCAATCTGTGAGGGGAAATGACAGGGTGCCGCCCGCGAGTGGTTGCGGACGGCACCAGGGAAGTCCGGGGGTTACTTGATCCCGCGGTTCGGCTTCGTGTTGAGGTAACGAATTTCGGCGTTCACGGTGAGCTTGCCGCGGTCGCCGTCGGCCTTGCCGTTGTATAGCCGTTTTCCGTTATCGTCTTCGCGGTCGTAGAGGTAGCGCTGTAGTGCCTTGACCGATGCGGAACCGAAATCGCCGTCGAGCTTGAAGCGTCGGGTGTCGTAGTAGCCGCGGCTTGTGCGGGGGTCGACGTGCTTGGATAGCCAGTGCTGTAGCGCCAGGCCCAGCTTCTTGTCTTCGTAGCCGATAGCGGCCATGAGCACGATCCATGCGTTGTGCGACTGCGTGGTGTGCTTGTCAGTGACCGGCAGGGGCTTGCCCGGCCATGCACCGGTGTCCAGCTTCGGCTTCGAGGGCATGGCGGCGGGCTTGCTGTCTCCGGCGGGCTTCACGTTGCCCTTGCCGATTTCGTTCCAGGACTTCCCGTTGGCGGTTTCCCAGATGCCGGGGATCTGTAGAATCTTCGCGTCGCCCGGGCAGATCTTCCCGAACGCCTTCGAGTAAAGGATCCCGCCCTTTTGGTAGCTGGTGGACAGGATGCCCTTGCGGTTCGCGAAGTTGCCCTGAACGCCCAGCCGGTGCCACGACAGGCCGGAACTGTTGTCGTTGGTCTGGGTGTTCTTGGCGACCTGGTTCTTGATCTTGTGGGTGTCTCGCGCCCACGCCCACAGCATCGCCAGGGCGATCAGTTGCGCGGCTGTCCACGGCTCACCGTCGGGATCGTGCACCCCGCCCTGCGTCTCGACGCTGATCGTCGAATCGTTGCCGTTCATGTCAGACGCGGAACGATACTTGGTGTCGATGTACTGGTAGATGGTGCCGTCTTTTGCCACGTAGAAGTGGCTGCACGCGGCGTTCGAGTTCTTGAAGACGGAATGGATCGACTGAGCTTCCGAGACCGCCACGTGAAGATTCATGCGGCGGTATCGGGTGATCTTGACCTTGTTCCACTTCGGGATTAGCTGTTGTTCTGCAAATGGGCAGATAGCCATGAGTTGCCCCTTTCAGGCTGTTTTTGGGCATGAAAAAAGCCCCGGGCCGGTTGGCTCAGGGCTGATAAAGCTCGCCGCTTGGTGAGCTTTGGAAGGGGGTGGGCGGCTAGGCGTACATGGCCCATGTTCCGCAACGCTGGCAAGTGCGGACTCCGTTGCGAACAGGGCCCCATTTGTGACCCAGTAATTTGCACCACGCGCTATTCCAGCCGTCGATTATTATGTTCATTTGTTCCTTCCGCCGCTGTTTCGCGGCATAAAAAAAGACCCTTTCGGGTCGGGTCGGTTAGGCGTGAGAAAGCCGCTCGGTGGCGGCTATTAGAACAGGTCGAGGATCGTGCGGGGCGGGTCAGGCGGCGGCGGGCCACCACCCTTGTAAATGTGGTCGATCAGGGCGCGGCAGTATGCCCACAGCCCGATGTTTTGCTTCTCCGTCTTGTCCAGACGCGACTCCATTCGCCCGATCCGCTCTTGCTGCGAATCGCGTTCTTGTTCCTGCGTCTCCCGGTCAGACTTCATCTTGACGCCTAGGAAGGTGAGCCAAGCCGTAATGACTGCGCCCACTAGGCCGATAAGTGCGAGGATGACCGGCTCAGTGAGCCATTCCTTCATCATGTCCTTTCCGCCTATTCGTCTAGGCGCTTAGTTTCTAGTGGCAGTTCGCCGCCTTCGAGTGCTTCCCACACGCGCACGTCTTCCTGGCCGAGTGACCACATGGCGATGCCCTGCAAGCCCCAGTCCAGTGATGCGCGTCCACGCCAGTGCGTGACGGTGGTTGCGTCGGTGAAATAGACGATGCTCGCGCCGTCGCGGTCGAGTAGCATCAGGCGGCCCAACCACAGGTCGTGATCGAGTAACCGGACTTTCACATTCGCGGCTTGCCCGGTGTGCACTGGAATGTCTTTCCAGTGCGCGTAAACCCAGTCCAGGGCGATGCCGGTTTCTCGGGTTTCGGATTCCTCCACGTCGGTGTCTGGCCGGAACTGGTTCTTGTCGTTCCAGGTGACACCGGTGCGCTCGATCCGTCCAAGAATCTTCGTTTCCCCGTTCACGGTGACTTCGATAGCTTCGCGAGGCATGTACCACCACCCATCCCCTAGATAGGTGTGGTCGATCCAGACGGTGCCGGTCGCGGTGTAGCTGGTCGGCCCGCCGGGTGGCGTGGTCTTGGCTTCGAGCACCAGCGGGATCGAGGTTTCAGCGTTTGAGAAATAGACTCGCGCCGAATTCTCCCGCACCCGCAACGCCAGCACGCACCGGCCAACCTGGGCGGCTGCGCCGACTTGCTGGGCGCCAACGTTGGCGGTTTCCAGCACGGTGTTGCCCCGCAGTAGCCGCAGCTGGCCCGTGTTGGTCAGGTCGGCGGTGATACCCTGCGACGTGACTCCGAATCGGCCAGCCGTGGCGAACTGGAAGCGGGCCAGCGCGTACAGTGATTGCTTGCCGAAGTCGTTCGCGAACCGAAGTTCACCACTCCCCCGATACTGTTTGTAGCTTTCGGTGATTTCCTTGAACGCCCATGACCCCGACGGCTTGTTGTAGACGGTGTTCAGCTGCTGGGTGCTGGTGGCGTAATCGTCGATGATCGTCGCGGCTACCGGGTCGCGCTGAATGAACTCCGTCGTGAGCGTGTAACCGGCCTTCGGGGAAACCACGTCGCCGTTCGAAGCGACCACCGGCTCAGGGATCAGCTCATAGTCGATCCGGCTGTTACCCACCGAGTTATCGGCGATGCTCCACTGCGGCACCCCTGCGGGTAGGCCGTATCGAACCGCGTATTGCCGGTTCTGGAAGATGCCCGCGAACACGCCTTGCGACTCCGCCCACGCGTGCGATTCTTTCCAGTCGTACACGTCGAGGAACCCCCACGCGCTCATACTGGATTTGTCGCGGTAGGCCAGCCAGCCGATTGCGTGGTGGGTGCCAGTGTCTGACCATGGGCGCGCACCGGTGAAGTACTGCCAAGCGCTGTAGTAGGTGCCGCTGATTCCACGGCGTAGTGCGCCCCAGGATTCGGGGTAGTCGTGGATCGACCAGAAATAGGCGTAGAGCGGTAACCCCATGCTGATCTTTGAGGGGGTGATCTGTGATGCGGCCCAGTCGTAGACTTCTTCCAGCCAGAACCCCGGGGAGACCGGGCCGGGCGCGCTTCCTGACCAGGCGAAGTCGTAGGACATGATGGAAACGTGGTCGAGGATTTGGCCCAGCTGCTTATATCGCACCCAGTTTTCGCCACCAACGGAACCGGTGGCCGTGAGTGCTGGAAGCGCGCCTGATGCCTTTTTGCCCAGGGTGTGCGCCCGGTTGGCGACCACACGAAATACTTCTTCCGAGTCCTCCGAACGGTGATCCCCACCGGATTCCATATCAAGGTCGACCCCGTACAGCCAGGGGTAAGGCTCGAACATCTTGGATTGCACTTCGTCGGCCAGCCGGTTGCGAGCGGTGGCGCTGTTGCGTAGAGCTTCAAAGATCGCGAACGGCCCGTCGTTGGGGTCATCCATGTTTCGGAAGCACCCCCACCAGCGGATGTGCGGCCACTTGGCGCGGTAGGGGTCGAGTTGGGTTGGGTCGAATGTTTGGGTCAGTGCCCCGTCGGCGGCGACTCCCCACCCGAAAATGCTGATGTCGGTGATCCGGTCGCCGTATTCGTCGAGAACCATCTTGATGCGTTCTGTCCAGGACAGCCCGACCCATGCCCATACGTTCGCCATGCCGTCACGTCCTTTCGTGCCATGCAAGGCGCAAGTGCACGCGCCCGTCGATAGCGTTTCGCAGGTGAAGATCTGACCGTTCGGTGATGATTGGGGCCAGCCCGTAGCCGTGTGTGGCGGTGTGGTTTGGCCCGTCGGCTATCGCGTCACCGTTGAGCTTCCCAAACCGGTAGGAACCTATGCGGGTGTTGCCCTTGGCGTTGCGGACGTTGAGCCGAACAGGTGCGGCTTTGTCACTGTTGGACAGGGCCACGACTTCCAGCCCCGGGTTCACTACGCCGTTCCGGTACTGGGGTCGGCCTTGTGTGGTTCCTGCTTCTCGTGGGTTCGGTACGATGCCGGTTGCTTGTTCGCCGGGTTGTAGTTGAACGTCGGTGATGATGACGGCGGCGCTGGTGGGTACGTCTTTCGCGGTGATCTTGAGCTTGATCGACCGAACCGGCTTGTCGACGTAGAGCGGCTGTTGAAGGCGCACGGAATCCCCCTGGTCATTTGTGGCCCGCACCCAAAGCCCGCATTTATCACTGGTTGTGAGAAAATGCTAGTTGGAAGGTAAAAATGTAGGTAATATTCAGTAATCTTTAACCTATGGGTGAGCAACCAAATTAGTGTGCTAAAAGACCAGCCAATAGCTGGTGGTAGGGCGCGTCATCCCCCAAACGGCAGCCCTGCCGTGGCGGGTACGGTGCTGACTCCCCAAGTGCACGCCGTGCCCGCCACCAAGTCCGGGCCGAAACGCGAAATACAGGCAACGGTCATAAATTGAGGTCGAATTTATCGTTCGTTTACCCTGAATCAGGTGAGGACTTACGAGCTTGGAGACAAACTAGAAGCATCCGACTATCACACCGGGTATTCGATATGCCCCGCCAGCTATTTCGGGGTCGATTGCGCGGCATACTGTGTGCTTGAACCGTGCCACTCCGGCCCACACATCGGTGCAACAAAAGAACTCACCATCGTCGCCATCTGGGAATGACAGCCCTATCGGCTGACCACTGATCTGGCCAGCCGATAGCCTACCCGCCGAGGGGTGCCCAGCTCTCCCCGTTCCACTGCAATAGCTTGCGGGAACGATCAAGCCACAGGGAGGTGCCCCAATCGGTGTCACCGTCAAAGTACGGGATCACCGGCCCCCGAGATACCATCTCACCGTCTATGTCTAGGGTGTCTCCCTTCTGCATAGTGGCCGCATGAAGGTAGACCTGTTGCCGGATTCCAGTCGCGCTATCAGAGGCGGTCAGCGTGACGTGCAGACGCGTCCACTCCCCCGCCGGGCATTCGGTTAGATCGCCGTACTTCATGGAACCAACGGCACTAGCCCCCGCCCGGAACTCACCCCGCGCTTGCAGTGCCAAGGTACGGGATGGGCGGACGAACACTGATAACGTCCAGTCCTCTCCCTTGGCTACGGTCGCGCTGTGGTCGCGGTAGCGTCCCCGGTTCCCGGTTAGTGTCGCGCCAGCGGTGAGCCGGTAGAACCACTCTCCTACCGCGCCTTCGCCTTGATTGCGCTCAGCGGTTCCAGTCCAGCTATAGGGCGTCCAGCCCGTGCCGTTCGTTTCGAGGGAAGGGTTGTGCACGTAGTTGCGGGCGACTTCCAAACCATCGATCCGCTTGATACTCTCGGATGCGTGGGGAGCACTCGCCCAGTGATAGGTGATTTGGTTCGTGGGAGGATGCTTAGAATCAGCTACCCCCCCCCCGCTCACTAGCACCCATTCGCCCCAGTAACCACCCCATGAGTAGTATCCACGTTTCCACTCGTTTAGGGGTTCCTGCCCCGGCTTTCCGTTTCCAGGAGCGGGGCCAATTGTGTACGTCTGGTACACGTCACCACCAGAAATAGCCATGACTTCCAAGAATCCTGCGCGTGGAACAGGATAGTTCTTACCACTCAATGCACGGGCATGCGCAGCTTGAACCCATCGCCCCGTGGTTCTGTAGTCATTAAGATCTGCCGTAGCGGAACTAATATTCTTGACCGAAATCTGTTCCTGTAGGTTGCCGATCGCCTGGGCGTGCTGGTCTAACAAATCTTGGAGAGCTGCCGAGAGTTTGCCCGATGTTACGGCCTGATCGGCGAAATTCTCGGTGCCGAGAACCGGAATTCGCGCCGGGTCGAAAACCCCCGACTTTATCTCGCCTGCGCCGTGACTATGAGCAGCGGGCGGGAACTCCGTCGGCTTATCCGCAATATCTTTCCAGAGATGCGTGTGCGTCTCCGGCGGAAAGACCACAGGCTTTCCCTCGATGTCATCCCAAAACACAAGATCACCACCTGGAGAAGTATTCAAGAACGTCATACCGGCAGACCACGGCAATTCAGTGGTGTGCGGAAGCCAGCCCGAAACAGCGGCACCCGGCTGCAACATCAAGTCAGTAACATCGACCGATGCCCCAGCCGGAAGCCCCCGCACCTTCACCCGAAGCTTGATCTTCGCCGGTCGCCCGTTGACGCGTAGAACGCCCTGCATCACGCCCCCTAAGACAACTCAAGTTCGATAGTCTCGCTAGACCCGTCCTCGTACGTCACCACAGCTTCCACCGTCAGATCAGGCACATACCCAGCCGGGCCGGTATCCCGCATATCAAAACTGAACGCGAACGCGCTCCGATTATCAGCGGCCACCGTCTGCTCGATATACCGTTCACCCGGGCCACTAAACCGAACCGCGTTATCACCGGTGCCGTCACCGTCAACAATCTCGGCCCCGAAATTCGCCCAGTGCGCCAGCCCGTTATCGAACCGGCCATTCAACAGCAGATTGAACGGCACCAGATCGAACGTGCCAACGCCCGCGCCAGTATCCAGAACGCCAGCATCTACCGATTCCGACGAACTCAACTCACGCAGCTTCGCACTCAACGTGATCTTCGAAGCCCAGGGCCGCAACACGTCGTATTCCAGCCGCACGATCCGCTGAGTATCCGCAATCCCTACTTCATGATCGACAACGGTCACACGGTCGCCAACGTCGAACCGGTCATAGTTCGCGTCACTGCGCGCCGATAGATCGTTGACCGTCACTTCATAGGAAACGTCAGGCTTCGAACGGTTAGCCAACGTGGCCTGAGCCATCGAGAGCATCGTGTAAGGCGACGTGCCGGATTTGAAGTCATAGACTGCGCTTCGAATCTCGTTCGTGTACTCGAAATTCTCGATGTACGGAACCCCGCCGTTCACTCCGGCGATCGTCAGGCCGTCGGCGTTGCGGGCATAGATCCGAGTGACCAGCGAAGTCGTGTCGACTACCTTCTTCGCATCCGTCAGCCCCTTGCCGTAGAAGAATCCGACACCGTTATCGCGGCCCGACTGCACCACCAACGACACGGTTTTAGTGTCGTTGTCGAACACCAGGTCGCCGCCGTGGTTCTTCTGCACTTCCCGCAGCAACGCCAGCGGGTTCGTGTCCTCGATTTCGTAGGTGCGCAGCGTGGTGACGTTAGCGACCCCGACCTTCCAGCCGGTACCCGCCAGCGCCTTGGCCATCACGTCGCCCGCGGCCACCTGAACGAACTCTTGCGCGTCGATCTGCCCGGCGGTCGCCAGATCGTAAAACCGGGCTTCCGCGTAAACCACGATGAACACTTGCCGACCCGACCGCTCCGTGGCCACACGACGAATCGTGTAAGTTTCGTCAGCGACTTCGACCCGGCGTTCGTTGATCAGCAACCCCGCGTGCTTGTGAGTCGACGGAACCGCGAACTCGAACTTTTCCTCACCGTTGGTTTCCTTCGTCACCACGGCATCGGTCGCGTCAATGATGACCGCTTCCGGCTCGCTCTCACCCCACACCACGATCGGCGCGTGCGGATACTTCGGCGGCTCCCCAGGCTCCCACTCGCGGGCCTTCACGGCCACATCGAACGAACGGGCAACGCTCCGATCCAATTCGTCCGTGAGCGTCACAGTCACTTGCCCAGCACCGATTTCGAACCCAGAAACGACGCTGAGGGTCGAACCGGTGATAGTCGCGTTCACAACCCCCGGCGCGTCCACAGTCCACTTCGGGGAACCCGAAACCGTGAACGTCAAAGGCACGTTCACCACTTCGCCCTGCATCATCTCAACGTCAGCCAGTGCCCCCAGCGTCGGCGGTGGGTCGATCGGCTCCGTGATCGAGATGCCAGCGAACGACTCCCCCGCCTTGAGCGGAATATCCCAACGCAACAACCCCGTGAACGAATCAGGCAGCTGCGCGCCAGTCGACCACGAATCACCGTCATTCGTAGACCACCGCGGCACCGCCCCAGACGGTGCCCCCTGCACGATCGGGCGCTTCTGCCACGCCACAGACTCGGCACCAGTCGAAAACGTAGCCGCCGAAACAGCCTTCACATTCGATTCGGTAACCGAGAACTTGTCAGCGTTCGCGCTGGACTGCGCATCGGCATACAGCCCGTTCGCCATCGCGTCGATGAAGCCTTGCAGGTCGAACCCGGCGCCCGGGTGAGCTACCAACGCTTCGTCAAAAACGCCCGCCGTCCAATAGTTCGCGGTCTGCAACCCGAACACGTCAAGGTCAGCGGTCGACGCCTTATTCGGTGCCGCAGACAGCGACCGAACCGGCCCCGCCCACGTTGCTTTCGTCTCCGCGTCCACGCTGAACATCTGCGAAGTCAGGCCGTCATAATCAACGATCATGCCGACGAACTGCCACGCCTTAGTTTGCACCCAGGGATGATCCTCGTACTGGTCAAGCACCAGCCCGCCCGAAGCGTTATACACCTGATGGCGGATACGCCCCGAACTGGAAGTCGACAAGTACACGACAGGCGACGAACCGCCACGCGTGGACAGCAACGGGGAAAAGCCCATCACATAGTTCTGCTTCACCCACAAGCCGATCAGCAGCTTGCCGGAAGACGGCCACAAGCCGGAGAAATATGGAAGCTTGAAGCGGCCCTTGTCGGTTGCCGGGTTCACGAGGTTCAACCCCATCTGCAAACCCCACTGGCCCTTCGCATACCCGTCCAGCGACCCGCCCGGCACGCGCTCCCACAACCGGGAAGGGGCGACCCCATCCTTGTAGTAAACGCCAGTGTCGGGGGTGACGCGTTGCAACGCGACCGGGTTCAGGCCAGGGAACGAAGTAGGGATTTCTCCCGACCAGGCGAAACGATCAGACCACACAGCAACCTCCTAAATGCGGCGGGCGTTCGGGTAGAAACGAATCTTGCCCGAAGCACCCGTAACGCTCACAGTCACAGACTCGCCCGGGTTCAACACCGGGCGCTCGAAATGAGAGAGCTTTGAAACGATCGATGCTTGCCGTGCCCCCGCCGCATTCGTGCGATAGAACTCGAAATTCTCATAGTCCAAATCAGCGCGATGCCCCGACGGGAAACCCGCTGAAACCTTCACGCTGAAATCCCCGATCTTCACCACGAAATCAGCGGCGCTAGCAGCCGAACTCGCGTCGAAAGTAATCCGCGGGAACGACGCAGTATTACCGGCGGTCAACGTGAAGCTAGTCGACCCGGCGAACTCCATAACCTGCGGTTCAGCCTGGCGCGCTTCCGGCGGGCCGACCGTTTCAAACACCACTTCGGCGCGAAGGCTAAACCCAATGTCACGCCCCCACGCCAGCCGCTCCCAGTCAACACCGGAAGCAACCACGACTTCGGGAAAAACCCAGTCCTTCTCAAACTCCACGACCAACGATCGGGCACCCCGTGAAGGGTCAAGCAGCCCAACGAAATTATCGCGCCGGTCGAACACCTCCTGCGGGGTAGATCCCTGAATGATCACATCGAAAGTGAACTCGGAATGAGTGCGGGCAACACCACCGAAAAACCGGCCATTCTTGCCCACCTTGTCCTCGGTTTCCAGCGTCAAGCCGCCCAGTGACGGCCAAGCGGTCAAGGTTGCATGAACCCCCGCCAGACCGTCACTACGCACCCCGCCATAAACGAAACTCACGGCGTGACAGCACCCCCTAGATCGAACCGACCACGCGCCCGGCCAGCACGATTAGCACGCGTCCACAAGTCCTGACCAATCAGCTTGATGTCCGATTCGTCGCGAACTTCCATGTGATCGACATGGATCGTCACCCCGCCAGCACCTGCCGTGCCCGATGCGTCAGCGTCGGCCACGGCGGGCACTGCGGCGCGCACAGTGAACCCGGCTTCGGCTTCTCGGTCAAAGTCCTTCTGCATGGTGTCCAACTCGCCAGAAATGGCCTTGCGGCCATCGCTAAGCGAGTCGGCAACTGACTCAGTGAAGGTCTTGCCCACGGACACACCCGAGTAAGCGACCCAGCCACGACCCGAGAACGGGCCTTCCTTCGCAGGTGAGAACGGGAAGAACGAACGAACCCTGTCCAGCCCATCCTTCACCGCCCCGATTGCCTTGCCGAATCCTTCCTTAATGCCACGGACGAAGCCGCTGATCAGAGACTTTCCAGACTCCAACAGGCGAGAACCGAGGTCAGAAAAATAGCCCACGACGGTTCCCGGAATGCCACTGATATAGTCCAGCGCGTCTGAGAACGTTGACTTAACAGAACCAATGAACTCCGACGCCGCAGAAACGATGTTTCCCCAAATCCTGGCAAAGAAGTCCTTGATGGAAGACCACACGCGATTCCAAATACCCTGAATCAACGCGACGCCGACGGAAATCCGGCTGCGAACATAATTGATCGCCGTAGTCACGGCACTGCTAATGCCATCCCAGATACCCGCGAAGAACGAACTGATGCTTGACCAGATCGAAGACCAGAAAGCCGAAATAGTACCTGCAACGGTCTTGATGACGTTCCAGACATAATCAATGGCACCCTTCACAACCGAGGAAATGATCTTCCAGACGCCAGCAACAATGTCCTTGATCGCATCCCACATACCCTGCCAGTCGCCAGTGAACAGCGCCGTGAAGAAGTCGAAGATGCCCTTAATTACGTCAAGCGCACCCGAGAACACCCCTGTGATCGTCTCCCAGATAATCGCAAAGGCGTTCTTGAATCCTTCCCAGGCGACCTTCATCGCATCCATGAGTGCAGGGCCAACGACTTCCCAAATCGCCTTTATCGCACTCCACAGGCCATCCCAAAGGATTTTTATGCCTTCCCATAATGTGGAAACGCCGCTAACGAACGCATCCCAGCGGGCAGTGATTTCGTCGATCAGCATCGGGCCGATGAAATCCCAAACGGCCTTCAGCCCTTCCCAGATCCCAGAAAAGCTTGCCTTCACTCCAAGCCACAGAGCTTCGAGAAATACCCCGAACCCCTTCGCGAGATTCGACACGAAATCGAAGAACGCTTGGAACATTTCTATGCCCGAGTTGAATACAGGTTCCAGCATTTCCCATAGCGCCTTCGCGCCAGAAACGATGCCATCCCAGACGGCTTGAAGCCCAGGCCCGAAGGTGGACATGAACCAGTCATAGGCGCCCTGAGCAATCGAAACGATGCCTTCCCAGACCCCAGAGAAGAACTCACTCACGCCCTGCCAAAGGTCTTTGAGCCAGTTGACGAAACCGCCCCAAATTTCACGACCAATATCGGTTTGCGTGAAGAACCACACCAGGCCAGCCACTACAGCCGCAATAGCGGTCACGACGATCCCGAAGACGTTCGCCTTCATCACCGCGTTTAGCGTCTTGACAACGGGGATAGCCTTCTTGATGCCACCGATTACAGCGCCACCAGTCGTAAGCACCGCGCCGATTCCGGTCGCGATCTTGCCGATAGCGATCAGCATCGGCCCAGCCGCGACAGCGAACCCAGCCACTCCCAGCACCGTCTTTTGCATGACGGGAGACAACCCGGTGAACCACTCGATCGTGCCCTTTATGGCGCCGGAAATCTTCGTGAAGGCATCGGTGAGCGCTCCCCCGAGCTGCTGCGCGAACGCCTTCGCCTGATCAGATTTCAGAACCTGAAGGAAGTCCTCGGCCTGGCTCTTTAGCTTCGGGAAAACCCCGTCCAGAACCTCGGCACCCAAACGCCCAAGGTTCGACTTGATATTCGCGGTCACACCCGCCCAAGTCTTGCCGTATTCCTCAGCAGCGGCCCCAGCGTTCTTATCGATGACCTTGTTCATGTCATCGATCGAGATTTTGCCCTTGCGCGCCATTTTCTCGATCTCGTCACCAGCAACCCCGTAATGGTCTGCCAACTGGGAGATGATCGGGATACCGTTTGCTTGCATCTGCGACAAGTCGCCGTAAGTGACCTTGTTCTTCGTCAGAACAGCATTCAGCAAGTTGGCCGCGTGCGAACCTTCCACGCCGTAGGCCGCGGATACGTTCGCGGTTCGCTTGATCTGGTCTTCCAGTTTCTCCATCGGCACCGCGCCGGTAGCCAGGATGCCGACCGCCATCGAAGCGCCGTCAGCCATCGACAACGCGGTGTTCGTTACGCCCTTGTCGACCTGCTCCATAACCTTGTCTGCGTCGTATCCAAGCCCCTTGAACTGGCCACGCGCCGTGTCAATGCCGACCAGACGCTTGAAGCCAAGAACGCCAACCAGGCCCGCGGCGGCGGTAGTCGCGCCAACGACAGGCAAGGTGATGCCCTTGTTCAGCTTCTTACCCACGCCGGTAATCTGTCCGCCAAGCTTCGTGAACTGTGCTCCAACGCTTTCCAGCTTGAGACTTGACCCGATGCCCTTCGACAGCGAACTGCCGATCTTGGAAGCCGCTGGGGTAACGTCGACGCCGCCCAACTGCGAAGTGATCGACTTCGAAGCACCCTTGAGCGACGGGATAAGCGACACATAAGCGCTTGCGAGTTCAACAGCCACGGTTACCCCCTAAACGTCTGATTTCAGGCGCGAAAAAGACCCCGCTGTTTCAGCGGGGTCTCCTTCGATAAATCAGAATTGCTAAGATTCGAGCATGACTACCAGACCAGACATTGAAGCCGCACTTGCTCGAATGGGAAGCAAATTTGGCTCTAAACGAGAGCTCAAAGCTCTGCCCGACGAATTGCTGGAAAATGAATCAGTGCGCCACATCGTCTCTGGCACCTATTCCAATGGGCAAGGCATCCTCGTAGCTACTGACCGACGTTTGCTATTCATCTTCCGCGGAATCACTAAACAGATAACGGAGGACTTCGGGTATGGCCGAATCAGCAGTATTGAATACGAAGGCGGTCTACTTTTGGCAAGCATTAAGGTTTACGTCTCGAACCAAAAGGCCAAGATTGAAAACCTTCAAAAGGCTGAAGCGAAACGCATCGTTGACGATGTTCGTAGCTGGATGAACCAGCCAAAAGCCAACGATGCGCCCGCTCCATCGCAAACGAGTGTCCATGATGAACTGCTCAAGCTCAAACAGCTGCACGATGCCGGGATCATTGACGACGAAACGTACAAGGAAAAGTCAGCACCTCTGATTGCCCAGCTTTAGCGCCGCGGTAGCGACAGCAGGCGTTTCACTTCATCGATGTTCCGAGAAATAGCACCCTTGAAAGTGCCCTTCTTTTCGGTCTTTTCGTCCACACCCGGACGCGGGATCGGCTTCGGGCGGCGGCGATTATGCTTCGCGTCCTTCGTCTTCGACCAGACAAGCCAGCGCAAAGAGTCCGCGATAATCGCTAGCAGGTACTCCGAGACACCCCACCGCGACTTCTCCGGCTCTCGCTTCCGCCAGTAAGCCGAATCAGTGGGCAGATGATTGACGATTGCCAGCAAGTCCGACCAGGTGAATCCCTCAGAACCCAAATCCCGCAACCGTAGGCCGCGGTCGATCAGGTCGGCTTCAATAGCCCCGCCCCACTCGTCTAGGAGTTGGTCGAGGCCGAAGATTCCCCCGGGGTGATCCCCTCGGCGGTCTCCTGTTCGATCTTCGCCTTGTCGTCATCGAACTTCGCGATTCCCGCGTTGGTGAGGATTTCCTTGCATTCGCCCAGCTCAAGATCGTCGAGCTTGGCCGCGGACAAGCTGGGAATGAGAAGCCCCACGATTTCCCACACCGCGTCCATGTCTTCGTTTTTGAGCCGTTCGAGCGACGGCTTCAACTTCTTGACCTGCTTGCGCTTCATGCGGTCGATCGAAGGCTTCGGGTATTCATGGCCGTTTACGGTGATGGTTTCTAGAGACATTGCCACGCCTTTCTAACTTGCCGCGCTGTCAGTTTTGAGGTGGACACGACCGGCGCGGCAAACTAGCCGTGCCCACCAGTATTTGTTGCCCCGCATTAGGGTGCGATTACGGGCCGTCGGGGTCTTCCTCTACGGGGCCATCGATGATTTCAGCGATGTACTCGTAAGCGGTGTTGCCCTCTTCGTCCGGGAACGCGCCCAGGGTGACTTCGTAACCGATCGGTTCGCCGTCGACGTAGGTCACGTCTCCGATTTCGTTGACCTTGGCGTTCGGCACGACGATGCGCTTGACCTTGCTCCCGGTCATGAGAATCTCGAACACGTAGAGACGGTTCGGAAGCTCCTTGGCGTTGTGCAGCACGGCAATGTCGCCGCTTTCTTCGTCCACGGTCACGTTTTCAGGGCCGTAAACTTCCTTCAACACCAGGGCGATCGTCTCGATGAACGTAAACGCGAAGGTCTCCTCGCGGGAGGTGCGCACGGTGAGTACTGCGTCACCGCCCCAGGCGGTAATCGTTTCGGTGTCGACCTCGATCGAGTTCACCAGGCCGTCTTCCGACACATAGCCCAGCCCCTCAAGGCCAGACGGAAGCTTGGTTCGAGCGTCGGTCGGTGCCGCGGTAGTGGTGTCACCGGCGAAAATTCCACCGGCGGCGGTTGGCTTACCGACCGAAACGTTTTTTGCGTTTGGCTTACCCATTGTGGGTTCCTTTCTTATTGGCGCCGCGCCAATGGAAGTAGGTTTGGTCAGTCGAATTTCGTCACGATTTCGACCGTGATTTGGTACCGGTTCGCCCGTGAATCAGGGTCGGGAAAATTGGCGACGGAAAGCACGTCAACGCGACCGATGACGGGCAGCGCGGTCGACTCCCGCAACGATCGAGCGACCACAGCGGCAAAGTCGCCCGCTTCGTGCCGGTGCCTTGCCCACACCTGAATAGCCAGCAGTGAAGAACCGGTGAAACGGCTTTCAGGGCCACCGGTGCGCTCGACCGTCACGAAGCGGTCAGGCCGTTTCTTCGGCACCTCCGTCGACGCTTCGAGCTGCAACCCCTGCAGGGTGGTGTCTGCGTTGAACCAATCCACGAGAATGGTCTCGATGTTTCCCATCACCGCCCCCGATCAAGGTTTTTCAACAGGGTTTGCTTCTTCGCGTTGTCCTTGGCGCCTTCGTATTTGAACGTGCGGACGATTGCTCGGGCGCGATTCTTGCCGGTGAAAATGCCGGACACGTACCCCGGCGTTTCACCGTTGGAAGCCATGCCCGTGCCGTCGCGGATAGCATCGGCACGCCGTTTCAAGTCCGCTTGAACCTCTCCCGAGTTCAGCAACGCCCGCGCCCCCGCCGAATTGATTTTGACCTTCTCGACTTTCGCCACAGGCTCACCCCTCAACTCGAAATACGTTGACCGGCCTATTCCATGGGCCGGGCGTGTTCTCATTCGTGTAGGGCTGCGGGTCGCCTTCGACCGCCAGCGGTTCGCCGCCTCGCACGACAACATGCGCGCCGCGCAGTGAACCGCTGTAGGTCTTCGGGAAATGCAACGTGAACTCGGCGCGGGTGCCGTCCGGTCGCACCGAATCCACAACGTCGGCACCAGGGCTAGGATCGACCAGCACGTTTTCGACGGGGGTCGGCACTTCCGCATATTCCGGCACGTTGCCGGGCAGGGTGCCAACTTGCTCTTGGCGGATCACAACAACGTTTTCGCCCTTGATAGGCCACTGCATGAATGCCCCCTATGGCTTCGGCAGGATCGTGAACGCCTTACGGTTGCGAGAACCGCCGCCGCTCAGCATCTGCCGGTGAAGCTTGGACAGGAACAGCGTCGCTTCACGCACTCGATACGCCAGGGTTTGCGAGTATGGCCCGGCGCTAAACGTCTGCGATTGCAGGTTGTCGCCCTTCTCGGCTTCCAACACGCGACGGATCGCGGTCGCCACCATGTCGCAAACGATGTAGGTCACGGTGGCCGCGCTCAGCTTGCCCTGCTCTAAGCGGCGGTCAACGTCCGGATACAGCGAACGGACGATTACGCTCGCTTCGAACAGCTTGTGCTCTGCCGAATCGTGAAGGTCATCGGGCAAACCCGGCCAGTGTTCTAGAAGGTCTTGAAGGGTCGCGAACGGTTTCACCGGCTACCCGTTCTTCTTCGGACGCCCGGGGCCACGCTTGCTGGCTGCCTTCGCCGGTGCGGGCTTCGTGAAGTCCGGTTCGGTGGATGTCTCGTCGGCGGCGTTTTCGTCGCTCTGCGCGCTGTCCTGCCCGCCCTGGTCGCCCACCTGGTCAGCGTCGCCGGTAGGATCCGGCTTTTCGTCCGGTTCCGTCTCCGCGGCATCCGCCGAATCCGGATCTGCGAAAAGCTCGGCTTCGAGTCCGGTCGCGACAAGGTTCGTCACCTTACCCAGCGCCCAATCCGGCACCACGTCGCCGGGGGCAAACTCGATCGTTTCGCTACCGTCCGAAACATGGGTGTACTTCGTAAAAGTCGGCATGTTTGAAGTCCTTTCAGGAATGGCAAGGGCGCGCACCGCCTTAGCGATGCGCGCCCTTGTCTGTTCGTCTACTAGGCGGCAGGTTCCCCGGGGTCGCCCTTCGGGCCTTGCGGGCCTTCCGGCCCCCGTGGCCCCTCTGGCCCCGCTGGCCCCTGCGGGCCGCGGTCGCCCTTGTCGCCCTTCGGCCCAGCTGGCCCCCGGTTGGCTTCCACAACCCACGGCGGCACCAGATCGTCAGGGTCACCGTCATCCAGTAGCGGCCCAGATACCCAGAACCCCTCGGGCAGTTCGTCGCCCGCCTTGAGCCAAACGACTTCACGCCGCTTGTTGAAAGCCGCCACCGATCCAACTAAGTCAGAACGAATAGCCGCCATGCCTAGAACACCGTCGCAACGAGAGTCAGGTTGGCATTGGACAGAACCGGAAGGCCGATCGCGTCCGAATCCACCCAAGCGTTGTGCGGCACCGACTCGTTCTTGTGAGCGGACACCACGATGCCCGGCTGCTCCACCGGCTCGATGCTGTAGCTCTCGTCCATCGAGGTCAGCGTGCGACCCCAGAACGAAGCACCCAACGCGGTCGGCTCGTCCGCGGTGATCTCCCCCGGCTCCGGCAGCAGCACCAGCTGATCATTCGGGATGATCAGCCCGGCACTGGTCTTCCGGTCGTAAACTTCGATCGGCGGCAGGTTGGCGCCAGCGATGACATCGTTCACGTTCTCAGCGGTAGCGCGACGGCTCGCGCCATTGGCCAGAACGGTCGCGAACTCGTCACCCGCGGCCAGCGCACGGAAAACACGCTTGCCCATGAGGATCGCGCCCGGTTCGACACCGTTGGTCTCTACGTACTTGTCCACCCAGGCTTCCAGGTCATTCAGACGCGAAATCTCGGGGCTAGTCCACCCCGCTGCGGCGGTAACCTCGTGCGACGGATCGCGCCCGAAGTCATCCTCCGAGTTGAACCGGCGCCCGGTGATCGTGGTCTTACCGGTCAGCAGCGCGATGCCGCGCTGGCGCTCCATGCGGGCCACGATCGCGTTCGCTACGGCGCGGCCCGTCTTCACGATCAGCCTTCGCAGCTCGGCATCTCCCGCGTTGCGGTTGCGCAACTGCGCGTACTCAGTCATGAAACGCTTCTGGCCCAGGGCGGGAAGCTTGAGCATGAAGCTGTCGCCCTCGTCACCGCCCGCCGTCTCCGGCTCGGCATCCCAAGCACGGTACTGGGCTTCCTCCACCAGGCCGTTAGCGGTCTGCACCACTTCGACCACAATGTCGGAAACTTCCACGTTCGGCAGGAACCGGGCCAGCGACCCCTTGCGCGATTCTGCTTCGTCCGCGGCTTCGCGGGCTTCCGCAGTCAGTTCTACGGGGTCGATAAGGTCATCCCAAAGTGCCATGTCTTAGCCCGTCCTTTCTATTCGAAGATGAACCCCGGCGCGTAGGCCGGGGCGGTGAAATCACCGGGCACGAATTCAGAAACAATCGATCCGTGGCGCAGGATTGCGGTCGGTGCGGCTGCTCCGTTCTTGACCTCGGTGTCTGTCAGAATGAACCCCATGTTCAGAGCCGGTTCGCCGGGATCCGGGGCGGTGTACGGCTTCACCGCAGCCAGGTCGGAGGCATCGACCGGCGTCATGGCGGGGATATACCCGTTCGGGTAGTGGGTTTCTTCGGTGAACGAGTCAACGTCCAAAGTGCCGGTCGGCGCGTTGCCGGTGCCGTGTGCGGAACCCAGCGCCTTGTGGTTACCGGTTCCGTAATGCTTGCGTTCGAGTCCGGGCATGATGACGCCCCTTTCTACTTGTTCTTGCGTGCTTTGATTTCGCGGCGGCGTTCCGCGATGGAACCGCCTTTGAGGTCTTCTCCGCTCCCGGTGCCCGACTGGGGAACTGGGGCGCTGCGTCCTGCGGCTCGGGCAAGTCGAGCCGCCAACGACTCGCGCTTACTGGCGTCGGGAATTTCGCGCAACAGTTCGAGGTCGGACTTCTCAGAAATGCCGTGCTGCAGGGCCAGGTTCAAGACAGAAATCTCGGTTTCACGGGCCGCAATCGTTGCTTCACGCTCCGAAATTGTGGCTTCGTGGGCCGCGACAGTGGTCGACAGGGTTTCGGCCTGAGTGGTCAGCGTCGCCACTTCCGCCTGAAACTTCTTCCGGTCTTCGCGCTCCTGGAATAGATCAGCCATCACGGCATCTTTCGATTCCTTCGACTTGAAACCGTCCTCACTTGGCTTGCCCTCGGCGGGCTTTTCGCCTTCCGGTTGCTTGCCCTTGTCTTCGCCCGGCTTGGTGCCCTCGGGCGTTTTGCCCGGGTCAGTTCCGCCGGCCCCGGCTCCGTCGTTGCCTTCGAGGAAACGCGCCCCCTGCATACCCATCACGGACATGTAGTAAGGCAGCTGCTCGAACGATGGAACGTGACTTTTAGACATGAGATAACCTCCAAATAGTGCCGCGTCACACGGCAGAAACAACCCCAATCACAGGGGAAGAAAACTTGATAACTAGCGGCCTACGCCTTGCTCGCGAAGAGTGCGCGTCACTTCCCGAACATCGCGGCCTGATTCTTCGGCGGCTTCCTTGTAGAGCTTCAAAAGCCCTTCGGGGTCGTAGCCGTACACGACGCGGGCGCGGGTTTCATCCCAAACGGGCATACCCTTGCACCGGCAGTAACCGTGATAGCGCTCCCCGCCCTTCGTGCCGGTCACCGTGGATTTCGTGTAGACGAAGCCGCGGGAAGCCAGCATGAGACAGAACGTGCACGCGCCTGGTTCAGGAACTCGGGCATAACGGGCTTTCGAGCGTGCCGAGTTCATCGCCACGGTGTCGTGTCCAGGCTGTAGAACGTACTCATTCACGATCAGCGACAGGAACTTCTCGAATTCCGAAGTTTGACCAGCAAATAAGTGCCCCGATTCGCGGGTGGCAAACCCTAAACGCCCGTTGATGACGCCCTCGGGCACCTTCGGCGCCAGCGTTGCCCGCGGGCCGGAAGCCCCCTCCACTGCGCGAAACTGCTCGAACCAATCTGCGGCCACCACCGCGGCCACGTCGCCCCAACGATCCACAAGGGGCGGTATCGCTTCGAACAGGGCTGAACGGGCTACGGCGGGGTTAGCAAGGTCGATCCTGCCCAGTGCCCGCCGAAGCTCCCGCTCGACCCTGTTCGAAATGTCGTCGTTCGCCGTTGTGAACTTTTCCAGCACCTCAGCAGACATTCGCGCCCCCTACTCGGTTACCGTCGCGCCCCCAGGGTCGCCGCTAACAGCCGCGTTAGTCGTGTTGGCAGGACTATCGGGGGAAGCCGCCAAAACGCGGTCTAGCAGCGTTCCAGCGCTGTGCCGTCGCGCATACTCAAGATTGCGTTGAATCTGCTCGTCAGTAAGCCCGTACATCTCCATGGCCACTTCGGGATCACCATCCGGGAACGCGGTCTTGTACTTGAGCGCCGCGTCAGAACGCGCCTGAATCGTCGGTGTGCCCGGGTCAGTGAAGCGTGCGGTCAAGCCCTGTAGATCCTTCGCCATGCTGTCCGTCCACTCGTCGTGGAAGACGGCCAGCGCCTTGCGGGCCAAGTTCACAGCCGCCAAGCTGTAACTGACCTTGATCTGGTGCTCGATAAGCGAAACCATCGACGCTTCTTCCGCACGGATCGCGCCCTCGTTCTGGGGCTGGTTGTGCTGAACCCCCAGGTAGCTGATCGGCATCGAAAGCTCAGACGCAACACGCAACACAATCCCGTTGAACATCTCCGAATGCGGTTGCATCGAAGCCTGTTGCAACTGCTTCAACTCAGGTCGAACCAGCTTGTCTTCGTCCTCGTCGTAGGTATCGGGCAAGGCCCAGATCGCGCCCATGATCAACTTCCACGGGTCAATAGGATTCCCGTCCTTGTCCGTGAAATGCTGTTCGTCAGCGCCCAACAAGGCGCGTTGAGGGGAACTGAAAAACTCGGCCATGACCTCTTGACGAAGCAAAGTGCGAACACCCTGCTCCATCGCGCCAATCAGCGGACGGGTAATCCGAGAACGCCCAAACGGTCGATCCAAATCCCAATCCCAAACGAACGGCTCGCACAGCACAAGATTGTGATTCTGCGGCATCTCCCGCGTAACGAACCACTTACCCGTGTCCTGGCTCATGGTGACTTCCAGAACCATCCCCGGCACATACATCAGCGACTGGTGACGATCCACCAATTCAAGCGCCGCAGTCACCGAACCCGTGCGCGGATTCTGAATGCAAGTCGCTTCCAAAGCGGACTTAGCCGAAAACACCACCCGCGGATCGCCCTTATCGGCTTCGCCCGGCGTCACGAACATAAAAGCCGGGCCGTGCTTCATACTCGATCGAGTAGCACCAGATTCAAGCCGCCTAGCGTGAGGATTATCAAAAATCTCGGCCAAATCCTCGCCAAGCGAAGACTCCCCGCGGATACGAAAACCATCACGATGAATGCGCGCCGCAGGAACCGAAATGGCAGTAGCCGCCCACCCCAACGGGATCTGGAAATCCACCATGTGCGGCGGAACCGAGAACCCAATCTTGCCCAGGCGGCTCTTAGCATCATGCAGGTTACGGCGCATCACGTTGCGTCGCCGGTGGCGTGTAATCGAAAGACGCATATCCAAGAACGCCTTGTACTCCTGCGCAGTCAATTCGCGGGGGTAACTCATATCAGCACCACCTCCTAACCATCACATCGCTATCGCGTGCCGCTTCTTCCGTGCATCGCCAGATGACGCAGACCGTCGCTTTCGAGCGAACTTGGTAGAACCGAACAGAGCGCACGTCGCGGCCATCGTCGGCATAAGATCAACTTCCAAATCTGAGCGAGTCCATTTGAACGACCCGGGCCGGTTTTTCAGCGGCTCCTTCACCGTCGACTTCAACGACTCGTAAAGGTGATCCTGCTCGACAAACCACGTCACCGACTTCTCTTTATGGAAAGCATGATGAAGCTGAGCGCACGCCTGAACGAACTCATTCGAATCCAGAACTCGAACCATCAAGCCCCGCTTCTTCAACGGCGCTTCCAGCAAGTCGCGGGCCGGGCTGAACGCGTCCAAAACCACCGGGATACGACGCTTGCACCGCTCCCAGAACCACTCAACAACCGCGGACGTGCCCTCCGCCGCAAAATCAGCGTTCACCGCCAATTCAAGGTGTGTCTTAGACTCACCAGGAACTGCGGCACAGATCGAAATCTTCGTTTTCTCCGGGTTCATGTCCAGACCGAAAGCAGAAACCGATGCCGCCGCGTCGATCGCATCCAACTGCACCGCGCTGCGCTTGAGAACCTTCTCAGGGAAAGCCATCTCGAGCTTCTCAGCGGGCGAAGGGAACATGTTCAAACGCTCACGGGCAAACGACCGGGCCGACATGCGCTCGCACTCGCCCTCGATCGTCGATTCGGAAATGCGCTTGCCCCCCGCCGGGTTACCAGCCGCCCAATTACGCCGATCGCGCACGAACGCTTGCAACTCGATTTCCGTCATCTTGTCCAACTCACCCTGCGGCGAATGCTCCACCCAGGCCGAGCGCTTAGACCGGCCAGTAACAGCCGCCGAACGAACACGAATGAACGGCGCGCCGCGCTCCCCAACCACCTTCGGCGGGGTGCCCATGTAAACGATCACGGGATCACCAGACGGTGAAGCTGAAACCGTGGCTTCCAGCGCTTCCTGCTCGTCTTCCTCGTACTCCTGAGCTTCGTCAACAATCAAGAAATCGAAGCTAGAACCACGACCAGCGCCACCAGTACGGGCACCGACCTCGATCAAGCCACCGTTCGAAAGCTCGATAGCTTCCTGCCCGTTCGTCTTCCGAATCTCAACGACCATCGCATTGAGTTCGGGATACGGGGCGTTCGGATCATTCACCTTCTTGCCGAAAAACGACATGAGCCGCTTGAACGCCTTACGCGCCGAAGTCAGCAAGTGCGAAGTATGCAAAATCTTGTAGCCAAGAATGACCATCAGATAAAGCTCGACCGCTTCCAGCGCGCCGTTCTTTCCGTTCTGGCGGGCCACCGAAAGCCCCCACGTAGAAGCACACCACATGCGCTCCGGCGTCATGCGGAACCATGCACGAACAACGTTCGCTTGCCATTCATCCAGAGTCAGCCCGTAGGCCGCAGCCAAGTCAATACACGCTTCTGCGTGCCCCGTAGAAGCATCGGCGCACTTCGGAACGATCCGATAACGCGGGTTCTGATCGCCAACGAACGACACAACCCACCGCCTACCCCAGCTGCTTCGCCCGCGCCCGAATCTTGTCCAAATCCGTCACGTTGGCCGGAACCGGCGCAGGTGCGCCACCCTTCTCAGCCCGGGCTGTCAAACCAAATCTTTGAATCTTGTCAATGACCGTCGCGAACGCCGTCTGCTGCTGTCGCGCTTCCGTCAACACCGACTGGAACTTCACTTCAACACTGAACGGCTCCCCCTCGTCCTCCGGGAAATCAAGACGGAACTGCATCAAATCCAGGACACCCTTACCCTGAATGATGTTGTCCAACTCGTCGAGACGATCAGACAAACGCGCCGCTTCCAAAACCAGCGCATCCCGGGCCACTTCGCCCGTGCTCAACGCTTCCCAAATCCCCTGACCGCGTTCGCCTAAACCTGCCGGAACGTCCAT